CCATGTTTTTCTACAAACTGGAATAAAACCAGCGTGTTACCTTTAAGTGTCAGAGCCAAGTCTCTGATAAATTCATTTCTTTTTGGATGAGTTACAATAAAGTCAATTTCGTCTTGATAGTTCATATCCTTCACAATTTTACACTCATGTTCTGGATATGTCAATACAAGAGATTTAATCTTAAATTCTGCAAGTGTCTTTTTGTCAATCAACTCTTTGGTAGTAATGACTTTATTTAGTGAACCGAAAAGCCCTTCTAACACCAATCTGTGTGTTTGCATACCATCAAGTGTTCCTGTCAAACCAAAACGATATTTACACAAATGCAACTTAGTCATAATAGTTGTCAAAGATTTTGATTTGAATAGATGGGCCTCATCTCCAACAACCATACCAAACTGTTCAAAGTATTTCTTTGGAAACTTGTAGATAGATTGCCATGTGGAAATAACCACTGGTTTTGTGACATTCTTATCATGTCCACTGTAAATCTTCTGCATATACTCTTCTTGCCATCCATAGTCAATAAAGTCAGAATACATCTGTTCGACTAGAGATGTTGTTGGAACAAGAATAAGAATCTTATCTGTTGCTTTGTCTTGCAAAAGCAACATATAGTATCGCACTAAGATGTAGATAATAAGAGATTTGCCAGATGCAGTGGGACTAAGAAGTAAGGCACGATGTTTTCTGATAGCATGTTCAATGGCATCAACTTGATAGTCACGAGGTTTGATAGATCTTCCTTGACTTCTAAGTCTAAGGCTTCGAATGAATCCATCAAGTAGTTGTCTTTCGATTTCTTTTTCATCTTGTAATTCCTCACTAATGGTAAAAGGTTCCTCCCATTCATCCAACCACTTAGTTAGATATGGAAGTAACCCAAGATACAACTCTCCTGTCGCTGGAGAGAACAAACGAATTTTACCGTCCCAAATACGGTTACGATACGCCGGCATAAACTTAGCGCCCGGCACTTCAAATGTAAAGTATTCTGATAACGCTCTAGCAGTAGACGGTTCTGTGTCTACTTGCAAGTATACGTCATTCTTTTTAGATACATGTGTCATACAACACCATCAACAAACTTACGCCATTCTATTGCATTCTTGATATCCCAACCACGTTGTTGGACTTGTTTTAGAATTCGTTCGCATGAGTCCATACACATTGCATAGTATTCTACTTTCTGTTTTGCCTTAATAAGGTCTTCATCAGAATCCATGTAGATATGCAAGTCTGCTTTGAGAACTTTATGGTCGAAGGGATTATCACGATAGACTTGTGGTTCTGCTTTACCAGTATAGTATTCCCACTTCTTACGTTTGAGGACATTATAGTTACCCTCATTCATAAGTTTGAGTTGTCTAAAGTTGTTGTATATGGTGAGATATTTTTGATGAAGAGATGCAGTTTTCAGAGACTCATCTGCGAGTTCCAAATCATCCATCTTCAAATCTTTTTCAGCCTGTTGCTGAAGTTCTTCAAGTGTCATAATATTTCACATCCTTAATAATAAAGTGAGCAGTGATTGGTTAGAACTTGCTGTTCTATATTATCCCACATGGAGACTCAAAAGTTGATTGTTCAAGTCAACCTTATCATCTGCTCATACTTATTTATAACGTTACGATTTCGTAGATATCATAGTTGAAGGTAACTGAGGCAGTCAGTTGTGTTGCACCTTCATCTTTTGTATCATACTGTAATCCAGAAAGTGATGTAGGATACATGTTCCTAAAATTCACTTGTAGAACTGGATTGTTCTTATTTGTTAAAATAGTTAGTGTTCCATCTGTAGTCAATACAGAGGGGTTTGCAACATTACCTTTTGTAGTGTTGGGTTTGGGGTTATCTTCATTGCCTTGATTGATTGCGTTTTCAAACTGTTTATTGTCTTTAGGGAAACCAATGCCAGTCATCCAATCATAGATTTCTTTCCAGTTCGATAAATCCTCTTGAACAATAAACTGCAACTCCAATGGACTAAAATTAATAGTGTCTCCCATAAATGGCATTGCAGTATAACGAGTATTCATAATAGCATCACCAGAAAAAGCGATGCCAGGCAGATTTACCTCTGTCGTAAAATATTCGACATTGGGTATCTTTAAAATTTGAAACCGAAACTGAGTAGGACGAGCATAGTCAAAGTTTTCGGGTTGTCTGTTTAGTGCATTTAGTCTAGGCATTTCTATTCCCCTTATAGCACTATTTATAACGCTCATAAAAAAAGGGGAGTCCCGAAAGACTCCCCTAAGTTGGTTGATTTAGAATCAACTCTTATTGTTACATGATGTTTGTAACTTGAACACGTCTGTAGTAGGTGTTTAGGTTTGCGTTTAGAGCACCAGCACCAGCTGTTGCACCTTCAGCAAATGGGTTTGCAGTCATGCCGTAGCGTGTCTTGAACCCGATTTTTGGCTGGAATGTGTTCTCACCAACCGCACGAACCATCTGTAGTGGAACGTATGGGCAGTAGAAGATACCAGCATCATAAGGAGATGTTCCCTTATAACCTACTGTGTAGTATTGTGAAGCAGCACCGTTTCCAGAATATGGATCGATGTATACTTTGTAACGTCCGTTTAGGACACCAGCGAATGTGTTGCCAGAATCGTCAACGTTTAGGTTGTTGTTAAGAGCAGGAGTGTAATCCAATACACCAGCCATTTGAAGTGCAGATGCAACATCAGATGAACAGATGATTGTGTTACCTTTGCCTCTACGAGTCTGTTGTGCGATTGCGTTTGCATCACGCTCAACTTGGAACATCAAACCTTTGAACTTCTCAACTGACCAACGGCCGTTTGAGTCAACGTCTAGGTCGAAAGTTCCTGCTGTTGCAGTGTCAGTTTGTGCGCCAGGCTTCGCAACAGTGTAGATTGTGCGAATGACTTCACGGTTGATTTCTGCAAGAATTTCAGCAGATAGGATGTTTGCAAGTTCTGTTTCAGCGTCCAAACCGTGGATTGCTTTAAGATCCTGTGCAAGTTCCATTGTGTATTCTGCTTTTAGAGCACGAGACTTTGCAGTAACAGTCTGCTTTTCGATTGAGAATGCCATCTCACCGAAGTCTGCGCCTACACCGTCACCAAGTGCTTCAGCAGCAGCAGTTGACATACCTTCACCAGAAGTATAAGTTCCAGCAGGTGAGTCGTTAAGAACAGCAGGGTTAGTGCCGGCCTGTGTGCCTGTGCCTGAGAAGTCAGAATCAGCTTCGTTGTAGAACGCTTCTGTTCCTGATTGGCTAGTGTAACGTGAACGCATTGCGAAAATGAGTCCTGTTGGGCCAGTCATTGGCTGAACACCAGCAACGTCATATGCAATAAGGTTAGGCATTGCACGGCGCACTAGTGAGATCATGATTGGATCCCAGTTGTCAACTGAACCGCCAGTGGCGTTAGTTGGAGCAGCTTCGCCGAGGAAACCTCTGTCTTCACGAAGTGCTTTTTCTTGGTTTTCTAGGATAACTGTGGTTACAGCCTTACGATAAGAGTCGTTGATCTCTGGAAGATCGTTATGCTCTAGGACTGGCTGCCACTTTTCCTGTAGATGTTCTGTCTGGAACATTTTGTTTCTCCTTAATTGAGTTTTTTTCTAATAATATTTATAAAAGTTAATAGTTTAACCTATTAACCTCTAGCTCGCTTTACATTTTTACTGATTGCAGCCATGTAAGCGGACATTGCACCAGTTGTATCGTAAGATTCAGAACCATCTGATTCGGAGTCTACAGATTCAGCGATAGTGGTTGCCTTAGGGAAATAAGATTCCTTAAGCGTGTCGAGTTTCTCTTTGAAAGATTCTTCCGAAGTGAACTCAACATCTTCTGCAAGTGATTTAAACTTCTCTACCTCAGTTGCGGCAAGATCAGCAGAAACCTCTGCAAAAACAGACTCACGAACCAATGATTGGTTTGCAGACTTTAGTTCTGCATTCTTTTCGATTTGCTCGTTAATCTTTGACTCTAGTTCATCAATCTTTGCAGACTGTGATTCTAGAATGTCATACTTCTCATCTGGAACATCAATATAATGTTCTGTGAACAAGTCTTTAAGACCTGAGATGAAGTCTTCTGCGATTTCGCCTTTGAGACCACGCTCAATTGCGATTTCGTTTTCTTTCATCCACTCTTCTACAACATAGTTCATGTATGCGTCAACCTTTTCAGTCAACTCATCACGCACTCTATTGATTTCTTCAGCGATTTCTTGTGTCTTAGACATTTCGATACGCTCTACTTCTGAACGAAGTTTGGATTTAACAGCGGCTTCAAAAATTGTAGCAGCCTTTTTCTGGAAGTCTTCTGATAGTTCTTCACCTTCTGTAAGTGCAGAAACATCCTCAGATACATCTACAGATGCAAGACGGTCTTCAAGAGTAGATTCGTCAACCGACTCTTCTTTCTCTTCTTCATCGTCATTCATCATTGATTCGTATGCAGCCTTCAAATCAACTGCTTTCATGCCTGCAAGTTTTTCTTGCATTGCAGTAATCATTGATTCTTTAGTCATACGAGCTTCTTCTAGTTCCTCACCGTCATGGTCGATTTCGACCCCAGCGGCTAGAGGTTCTTTAACTTTGGTTGGTTCATCGTCACCACCGGCATCTTTTGCGCCCTTATTCTGAGCATCCTTGGCGGGTTTCGTTGCTTTTGCAGCGTCAGCGCCTTTCTTCTCTTCTGGGTCGACAACAGCTTTGCCAAGGTCTTGA